AGGGTTTCTCGCACAGCATCACACGATGGGGTACACCTCTGAGGCTACCTACTCATACGAGGATGATTGCGCAGCGACCAATACATTCTTAGACGAATTGCAAGAAATATGCCCAGGTGCAGAATTTCACTACCTTGAGGGCAACCACGAACGACGTATCGAGAAGTATTGCATTACCTCCGCGATGCGGTCGGGGTCACCCGACATCCAAAGGGAAGCCGAACACCTACGCCAGCTATACGCGGTAGAGGAAGTGCTTTGTCTAGATAAGCGGAAGATTCCCCTCTACCGTCAGGGCCAGTTCTATCACGGACTCGGAGTGCCAGCGACCATCAAGCTAGGTAAATGTCACTTCACGCATGGGGTGAGTACGGCGATGAACGCTGCAAAGACTCACGTTGAACGATTCAACGGGAATGTATGCTTCGGCCACACCCATCGGTGTGATAGCTTTACCATCAGGACTGTCTCTCAGGGGGTGATTGGTGCATGGAACCCAGGGTGCTTATGCGTGCTGCAGCCCTTGTACCTTCATCAGAATGTGTCAAACTGGTCACACGGATACGGGTTGCAACTGGTTACATCATCTGGTGATTTTCTTCACGTCAACATCCCGATCATCGAGGGCAAGAGCTACTTTGTCTCTGTCGCAGAAAGGCTATCGTGAGCGCATTCGACATACAAATAGGTGGAACCCACTACTCGAAATACAAAATCCAACTTACCGAGTTCTTAATTGCAAACGGAATAGAACACGGGGAGGCGAGTGTGTTTAAGTACATGCTTCGCCATAAGGACAAGGATGGGATCAAGGACGTACTCAAAGCCATACACTATATTGCGATGATAGTAGAAAAGGTTTATCCCGATGAAAAGGAAATCCAAGAAGGACTCTATACCGTCCTTAAAGAAAAAGGCATGGACGCTGTTGAGCAAAGCGATTCGTCTGGAAGCGGCAGACAAGAACGGGATATGCAAGTGTGTGACCTGCGGCCAGCAAAAACCGTGGAAAGAGATTCAAGCTGGGCATCTGGTTAGCGGAAGAACAAATGGAATCTTGTTTGACGAGCGAGGGATATTTCCTCAGTGTTATTCTTGCAACTGCTGCCGACAGGGGATGGGGCCGGAATACACCCTGTTCATCATCGAGAATTACGGGCAAGGGTTGGTTGACGAGCTAATACAGAAACGCCGAGAAGCCGTGACTTTTACCAGAGGTGAGCTAGAAGAAATGATCGAGGGCTATAAGGTCAGGATCAAAGAGGCAGGGGGGACACCGTGATAAAGAAAACAATCGAGCCTGCCGTGAAGGACTTTCGGGAGTTGGTGGCAGCACTTAAAGGCAGGGGGATCAAAGTCAGGGTCGTGAAGTGGCGACCGTTTACTCTGGAGGTAAGAATCAATGATTGATTTTATTCAGGAATACCGTGTGCTTGTGGTCATCGGGGGGCTGATTGCCCTAGTAGTGGTGAACTGGAATCTTGTGTCCCCGCTTGTGGGGGGATGGACCAACCGTGTCCACTCAACTACCCCAAGCGACCGGCTTTCACTTTATAACTCGCTGATAGAAACCCAGAATTTACTGGTTAAATGCGGTGTGGACAGAGATAAATTGGACGAATTAACACTTTCGGAGGTGGGGCGGGTTGCAACCACCGGAGATTATGAGAAAACTACTTAACAGTCTTGTCTTCCTTCTACTACTGATCGCTGTATTGGGGGTTTCTGCCCCTGCCCCCGATACGGTGGTCGTAGTATACGAATCATCTGAAAGCATCCCTGAGCCTTATGTGACGGGTGCCTTAAAAACCCTTTCATCCGAAGGGTTGCAGACGAGAGTTCTCGACAAGGACGTAACCACGGGAGAGGGGGAAGTGCTTGTGCAAGTGGAAGCGGCCCTGAGCGTTTCCGCTAACCTTCCCTCTCTCGTCGTCCTCTCTGGCGACACGGTTATCAGTTCTCAATCTCTCCCCTCTACCTATGACGGTATCTTGGAGGCTGTGCGGTGAAAAAAGTCATCCACATCAATCAGCACAAGATTAAAGCCAACATCAAAAAGGATAAGGTCGATCCGGTAATCACTGTTAAGACCTATAAATCCAACGATTACTGCTATGAAGCGGTAATCGAGGGACCGTGTAAAGTTGTGTACTCCCCAGACAAACCACTCTCCTGTGGTGCGAGGGTGTGGATTGAAACAGAGTCAGAGGTAACGTGCATAGATGATAGATAAAAAGCTAATAGACGTTCAGTTTACGTTTGACGGCATGCTTCCAGAGCCCACGCTGGACGAGATGCACTACGCGGGGGCCAAGCCTTTCCCCGATAAGTTCTTTATCGAGCGTAGTGAGTGGGACGACCGGATGCGAGAACATGAAAAGCACAAAAGTTCAGCCGAGGACTTCTCTGGACGCTTCACCCATCAGGGAAACTCCCATGAGTGTGTGTGTCACGCTGCACATCAGGCGTTTATGATTGCGTACAACCGACAGCTTGGTGGGTTGGAGCATGATGTGTGGTTTTCTCCGCTGGCACTCTACACCAGAATTACTAACGGTCGTCAGTGGGGCGGGTCGAGTGTGATTGACTCCATGTACGAGATGATTGAGTACGGGATGCTCCCTGAGCATGACGGGCCGGAGGGGAAGAACAGCCAGTACGAGAAGTTCAAGCACACCGTCCATCAGACTTCGGGGCGGTCGGAACAGTGGTGGCCCACGAAAGGGTGGATCAAACCCAGAGAGCTACCCGATGGGTGGAAGGAAACCGCAGAACACTTTAGAGCCCTTGAGGTTTACACCATCCCCAACAGGGAAGCCCACGCCTCGGCACTTCTCCACGGTTTCTGTATCGTAAACGGTCGAAACGGCCATTCCATTCCCCACATGAAGATGGTCAAAGAGAACGGAAGGTATTTGAGTAAATACAAAGACAGCTATAACGTATTTAGGTACGACACAGACCGATTATGGGGCGGTGGGTACATCATCCGGTCCACCACAATGCCCCACGACCCCACCAATCCTGCGGAATCAACGGATTGAACAGGGGCAGGGAGGCCCCTTGTATTATGAAATACTACATCTCACTCATACTTGTGGTGATAATCGGGCTGGCACTCTACGAGCGTCCCGAAAAGGTGCCCGCAAAGCCCGTAGTCAAACCTAAACCAGCAGAACCCGTTGGATCACAGGAGCCCGTAGGAGCTAAATCTGAGCCTCCTGCGGGGTCATTTTGACGAACCCGTTAAACCTCGGTCGAGGATCAGATGGCTTCGACGACGATAGAAGAACTGCAAGGAGTGGTTTTATCGGACGGCCCCAAAATGGCTAGGACTTTTAAGGGCACCACAAGAACAATAGTCGAGCGGATCGTGTATTACTGGCCCATGCTCACCGCTACACCGGGAGAGAGAAAGTGGGCAAAAAAGCAAATAGTAAATGATGTTAAAGCAATCCACCCATTAGTGCTAAAATGGTTGATTGAATTGCTGGTAATGGCAATAATCAAGTGGTTTTTTTCAAACCGAAGTCGCGGATTAAGCAGGTTAATGCTCGGTCTAAGAGAGGAAATGCTGTAATGTGCTGGATTTGGTGGGAAGATAAACCATTTGACGAACCCGAAGAACAAGAAACTTATTAAAAAGGAGAGTGTTATGCCACAGGGAAAAGGAACTTACGGTAGCAAAGTTGGTCGTCCTCCAAAGAAAACCACTAAGCCAAAAGCCGCCAAAAAGCCCGCCAAGAAAGGCAAAAAATGAACAGTTGGAAAACAACCATTTCTGGAATCCTGACTGCTGTAGTAGCTGTTAGCTCTGCTGTCATCGCTACGCTTAACGGTGGAAGCCCTGATTGGACTGCTACCATCGCTGCCATTACTGCTGCGATTGGGCTGCTGTTTGCGAAGGACAGTAACAAATGACGCTCCCGAAGTTCAATGCGGAAAGCCTTGGCTTTGTCGTTACCATTCTGTTTGTCCTAGCCTCGATTTCCGCGAGCTACGGAGTGTCGCAGCACCAACTCAATCGACACGAAGCTAAACTAGCTGAG